AAGAACCACTATGGGATTCCGAAGGATTTACTAAGGTAGCAGGGTTCGATACCGCATTTACAATCGGCGGGGATAGGTGCGTTCTTACTATCGCTAAACTTGGGTTCGTGCGAGGGACTCGCAATCGCGTGATGTGGTTGGAAAGTCAGAAGGTAATCCAACTATCGGCTAACGCCGCTGCCGAGTTTGAGATTCAGCTTGCTACTGAAGTTGTTCAGTTGTGCCGTGCGGCTGGCGTTCAGCCTTCTAAGTTTGGTATGGACGTGTCTGGTGATGGTGGACGAGTTGGACAAGCTATCATTCGTGAGTGGCTACGCTTTGACGCTTCTGGAGCCGCTATCGCTCTTATCTCATCTATGGGTAAACCTACTGACCGAATTGCGGCAGAGGTTGATAAACGACCATGTAAGGATGTTTATGATAGACTTGTTTCTGAATACTACTACTCAGCTTATCATGCTTTCAAGAGTCGTGTTATCTTTGGTATTGATCCTGCTTCGGATTTGGCGCGTGAACTTTGCCTGCGCCGATACACTATCAAGTCCAAGAAAATTGCTATCGAGACTAAAGATGAGCTTAAAGGCAGAACAGGTTACTCGCCCGACTTAAGCGATAGTTTAATCTACGCTCTCGAAATGGCGCGGCGTAATGGACTTGTTTTTATCGGAAACGATAAACCAGTTCCAACTAACCGATTTTGGGCGCGGGATGAGGTATCAATTGATACCACTCCAGACGATGACTACGGATCAGACGATAACGGGGATTGGTAAAGGGTGGCCGGGTTAACTCGGTATTATTGAAACTACTCCGAGGGAAAACCCAGATATAGTTTTTATCTCACCCGCCGACCATATAAATCAATCCAACATTCCTTCAAGTTCCAAGGTATTCGCTACTTCTTCTGGGACTACAATACGAATTACTTTCTCTCCGTCAAGATGTCCAAGAGTTTCATTTAGTCGGATGTCACTCTTCTTCACCCAACATTGATTGAACTTTTGACGAAACAGAATCTTCTCCGGTGTATTGCTTACTTCAGTTCCTTCGCAGATGATGCGGGATTCAAACGTATTATTTGTAGTCATAAATTATATATCCATTCTCTCTTGCCCATCCTACTTCGTGGTGGCAGCGATTGTGGCATGGGCGGCAAAGAACCATGAATGAGGACTTGTCACATAAGAACTTGCCCCTTCCTTTCTTATGGTGAAGGTCTGTGCCTTGCCCATTACATATCTCACACTGGTAGTTTTTTTCTTCAAAGTATTCTGCTTTGACTTTTTCGTAGTCGGCATTCTTTACTCTTCGGGAGCTGGAGACTGCTCTGAGCTTTCCGCCTCGCTTTTTGAATCCTGTTTTTGCCTGTAGGGGCGTTTTTCTTTGTAGCATAGGGCGATTACTTTTTCGACTTGTTCTTTCTTTAGGATACTCTTGGAGTTTACTTCAATCTGGTTGACCAGTGATCCTGTAACGCCGATCTTGTCTCCAAGTTCACGGACAGTCAATTTCAGCAATCTCCTTGTTTCACGAAGCTGGCTGGCGAAAGTCTTTCGTCCAAGAGAACGGATCGTGCGTGATTGCTCGTAGGCACTCATGCAAGATTCATAAGCAGTTTCTAATGGATGTTTCATTTGCATAAAAAATAAACCAAGACTATTGACAAGTCAATACTTTTTTGTTACTATGATTGCTTATGGATAACACTAACGAAATGAACAACAACGCAGAAAAATTACTCGCTGGAGTAAGGCAAACTGTCATGGTTACGAATATGTCTTTAGCCGCCGCGCTGGAGACTCCATTCATGGCTACCTATGAAAGTGATGAAGGTATTCTTGTCATGGCACTCAGAATAAACAACACCGCAATCATGGCCGCGACAGGTGTAAATAGTAATACTGTTATTAAGTCAGATATTGTCATTACAAAGGATGGTATCGGTGAACGCCGCTCAACTTTTCAATGCGAGACAGAAGAAGATGCCAGTCAAATCTGGGACTTACTCAATGATAAAATGTATGAGTGGTCGAAAGGTGAAGTTGAGAAGGTTGAAATGGACTGGTTATCGTAACCGATAAAATTATGAAAATAGATAAACCATTAGTTGTTGCTTACGGAGGCGGCACAAACTCAGTCGCCATGCTTTGCGGATTTCTTGATAGAGAAATCAAACCAGACCTAATCGTATTCGCAGATACTGGCGGTGAACTTCCGAATACTTACGCTCACATTGATTTGATGAGCAAGAAAACTCAAGAATGGTGGGGTATTGAGATTGAAAAAGTTTACGCTACATACAAAGGGCAATACGAATCACTTGAAGATTCTTGCGTTAGAAAGAAGATGCTCCCATCTCTTGCCTATGGGTTCAAGGCTTGCTCAATGAAACACAAGGTTGAGCCGCAAAACAAGCGAGTCAAACAATGGATGAAAGATAATAATGTGTCTGAAATTATTCGGGCGATTGGATATGATGCCGCTGAAGGTCACAGAAAAATAAACAAGACAGAAGGCTCTTTAGGAAAAGGAAGAAAAGAAGACTACTGGTATCCACTAATTGAATGGATGTGGACTCGCAGCGAATGCGTTGATACAATCAAACGACATGGGTTGCCATTGCCCGGAAAGTCATCATGCTTCTTCTGCCCCGCAATGAAGAATAGTGAAATTCTTCGACTCCGAAAAGAATACCCAGAATATTTTGCGCGAGCAATCGCAATGGAAACAAACATGGTTGTGAAAGGACGAGTAAAGGGATTGTCTTTTGGCGTTCCGTGGAGCGACATTGTTAATGCCGACGACGATCAATTGAAACTTTTTGAATGGCTTGACGAGAATGATCCACATAAGATACCTTGTGGTTGCTACGATGGATAATTTTGCAGGCAGTATGAGTTCTGTGACAAGACCCTCTCCCATTAAATTGGTGACCGGACGGCAGTCATATTGAAAAGGGAAGCGCGCCCCGTTCCTGCACTATCCATTATCGTAACCGATAAAAAAGATGCTTGACATCGAACACAACCTATAGTAGTTTTCAGTCGTGCGAGAAATTGCACCTTCGGGGTGAGAGCCGAAGTGAGGTCAGGAATTAAATTAACAAACAAACTATATGATCCCTTGTGGTGGTAAACCACTCTCATGCGTCAGTTGCCGCTTCCTGTCGCCATCACAAGGGGTCGCCTTTTAAAAATGAATCCATTAGAAAAGAACGATGGTATCTTCGTTCGCAAAGAAATAATCAGATTGTCGATCATCGACGATAGGAAGAAACAAGTATTCGCAGTCATTGACAATTACGATGGCGGTTTTGACGTGAAAGACATCAAAGAAGTAGCAGATATTTGCGGGACAACTGAAACACAAGCTCACAACGCTTTTATGACATTGGTTGGACTTCGGTTCTTAAAACTGAATAACGCCATAAAGTGGGTATTGAATGAAGACGCGAATTGGGAAGAGGGGTCTAAGTGAAAAAAGATATGCCAAATATCATACGCCAAAAAAGAAAAGCTAACTACACAGTTATCCCGAACGAAATGCTCAACAATACAGAGTTGAGTTTCAAGGCAAAAGCTATCTTGTGCTACTTGCTATCCAAACCGGATAAGTGGTCGGTATATTTGTCGCAGTTGGCGAAGGTATCTACTGATGGTTACGAGTCTGTTGTTTCTGGCATGAACGAACTCATCGAAAAGAAGTATGTTTTTCGCCAGCCCAATAGCGGTGTCAATCCCGGTGGTTGGGAGTATTTCGTGTATGACGAACCTCAAGTTGAAGACGATTCCCGACTAAGTGAAAATCCGATTCGGGATTTTACCGAGTCGGAGAAACCTGTGACTAATAAAGAAAGATTAGATAAAGTAAGTAATGAAATAAAAGAAAAAGAAAAATCTGAAAAAAGAAAACCAAAACTTGTTGATGATGCTTTCATCGCTGAACTGAAACGACTCAACCCCGATAAGGACGTTGAACGTGAAGCGCAGAAAGCTCGGACTTGGATACTCGCTAACCCACCTCGTCCGTTCAGCCGCGCATTCCTCGCAAACTGGATCAACCGATCAGCAACTACCAAACCAGAACGATTCTCCAACTTTTGATTATCGTTACCGATAAAAACTAAAACCTAAATAGAAAAAAATAATGTGGATACTACCATCACAACTCTTGAATTCTGCGCCGGGTATGGCGGCATTGGACTTGGACTCAAAAACATCTTTGGCGAGCGAATGCGAACCATCGCATATTGTGAGCTTGAGGGGTATGCTCAAGCCAATCTCATCAGTAAAATGGAAAAAGGACTCATGGATGTCGCACCTTTATGGAACGATCTTAAAACCTTCCCATACGAATCGTTTCACGGACTGGTGGACATCCTCATTGCGGGATACCCTTGCCAACCATTTTCCAGCGCAGGAAAGCGAGCAGGAAAAGAAGACCCAAGACATCTCTGGCCTTATATCGCAGATGGAATTCGACTTCTTCAGCCAAGAATGTGCTTCTTTGAAAACGTCGAAGGACACATTTCGTTGGGACTCTCCACAGTCATCAGTGATCTGGAAGAATTGGGTTATAAAAGTTCGTTCGGAATATTCAGTGCGAGTGAAGTTGGCGCAGTCCACCAAAGGAAAAGAGTCTTCATCATGGCCCACCGCAGCGACGAGGGACTACAAGGGGGAAAGTGGTTCTGGCAGGCAGGAACGCAAGGGTCATCCAGCGGACACGCTACCGAATGCAGTAGCTCAATGGCCGACACCAACAGCAGGGGAATGTCTGGATCAAGGAACGAATTGGGAAACTCTGGCGAGGTTGGACAAGGGTGGACGAATACTTCGCAGGATGGCATCATTGGAAATGTCTGGCCCTCACGCCCCGGCCAACCACAATATGCATGGGAACCGCCAAGAGTCGTGGGCAACTCCACAAGCAAGCGATCATGTGGAGGGAGCGAGGACGGAGCTAACCAGCAATCAGAAATGCTTGGGTCGGGACATGAAGCAATGGGCAACCCCGAATGCAGGAGACGCACAGGCAGGGATGTCAATAGGGAGACAACAAAAGACATTGGGGCAGGATGTATCAATGGAAATGAAGCAGTGGGCAACTCCAATTGTGGGAGACTCTCATCTGGCATCAACACCAGAAGTTGCAGCGAAACGGATAGCGGAGGGAAAGACAACATTGAGCAGACAGAATGCGGGAAAATTAAACCAAAGATGGGTCGAAACATTGATGGGATTACGGATGGGATGGACATCTCCGAGTTGTCCGGCCTCCGTCATTCGGAATTGGCCGAAATTCGTGAGTGGATGGTTAAAGGCGACAACCGCGCAGACGAGCTACGATCCTGCGGAAATGGAGTTGTTCCAGCAACAGCAGAACGAGCGTTCCGAGTCTTAATGGAGGAATTGATAAACAAATGAAAAAAGTCCCAATAGCACGAAAGAGTGAAGCGGCAGTGTTGTCGCTCATCGCAATCGACAGAAACATCCTTTCCCAACAAACATGGGATAGCGATTATTTCGCCATACCAGCCCACAGGATCGTTTTTAATGCGCTCCAAGGGGTTCACCAGCGGACAGGGTCTTGCTGCCCGTTTTCTGCCATTGCAGAGCTTGAAGCAACTGGACAACTGGAAGCAGCGGGTGGTGAAGAATCTGTCCACGACACATTATGCACGATGAAGGTAGCTTCGGGAAAGGTTTGCCAAGACATGGCGGATGACTACCGGAAACATCTGCACCGCACTAAAGCATACCGCGATGTTCTGACCCTCATGGAGAAGGAGGAACCAAACCTACGGACAGGCAAAGCAAATCTGAAGGAATTATCGGAAACGATAATGAACTTAGCCGAGGATAGGACAACAAAAGTGAAACCAGTCAAAGACCTCATCATCGAAATCATCGATGAGATGGAAGGTAAAGCAGTAAAGGAATTCTTTCCTACTGGACTACTCAAAGTAGATCGTGCGCTCAAGGGTGGAATGCACAAAGGGGAGATGATGACAGTGGCATCAGAGACAGGTGGAGGAAAATCTATCTACCTTGTGCAGGCAGCACTCGCAAATCTTGAAGAAGGCAAGTCGGTTTTGTTCTTCAGCCTTGAAATGAAAGCGAAGGACATCCTAACTCGCATGGCTTGTAACATTGCAGGTTACCCTGTGCGTGAACCAGAGGATTACAAGAACGCTAACCAAGGAGAACTCGCCAAAATCAGTGCCGCATTGTTGAAATTACACCAGTTACCCCTCGAAATCGTGGATGGAGTAGCCGAAATTGACGAGATTGAGGCCCAAATCAACCGATACGTTGGAGAAAAACGGGCAGATGTAATTGTCGTAGATTACCTCCAAATTATCTCATCTGATGGTGAAGAAGGCAGAGAAAGTCAGATTTCGGAGATCGCAAGGAGATTAAAACTCGCAGCACTGAAGAATAACTCGATCATGCTCACAGCTTCTCAGTTGAACGACGAAGGAAGACTGCGCGAATCACGGGCAATCGGAATGCACTCTGACCAAGTAGTGTATATCGAACACATCAAGGAGAAGAGTAGGCTGACAATCAAGAAGAACCGCCGTGGACAAAGGAACTACATGACAGAAATCATCATGCGCGGTGACATCTCAAAACTTGAGGAGGTATACTAATGACAATCGACCAAGCATACGGAAAAGCATTGAAGTATCTGGAGGCGGCAAACGCAATCTGGGAAGCTCAAGACAAGGAAAGATATTGTATCGCAGAGAACTACCACAACGAAGGACTCAAGATAATGAACCAATATTTTTCTGAAACAAAAGTATTGACACAGATACAAGATATTGATTCAATGCTGCCCTAACCTAATAACAAATGGATTCACAAAAGTTTTTTGAAAACCATGTTTCTAAAAAAGAAAAAGAAGCATTCATAAACGCAATCGGAGTTATTGAAATCTTGAGACAAGATGAACTTGACCAAAAATTAATTGATGTTGGAAAAGCATCAAGAGTAGAGCAGGCTAAACTTGCCTGTGAAGCACGAAGAAAAAAACGCGAATTGTTAGCAACCAAATAAGTATGAGTGACACACCAGAGACGGATGCTTTTATGACAAGAATTAGAGGGATCGACGGAGATAAACACTGGGTTCCCGCCGATACAGCTAAACGCTTGGAGCGCGAGCGCGACGAGTGGGCAGCTATGTGTGGAAGATACAAGCAAGAGCGCGACGAGATTCAAGAGAAATACGACAAACTTGCAACCGAGCATATGCTTGTGGTTAATAAATTGTGCGAAGAGCGCGACGAGGCGCGGGAAGAACATCGTAAACTAAAAATAATTTTAGACTTAATCAAAAGGGAAACACTATGATAAATTCCAAAGCTAAGGGAGCAAGAGGTGAAAGGCAATGGCGTGACCAGCTTCGCGCTGAAGGATACACCGCTAAACGAGGACAGCAATTCGCAGGAGGACAAGACTCACCGGATGTGATCTGTGAAGAACTGAAAGGTAAACTCCACTTTGAAGTTAAATGTGTTCAGAATTTGAATTTAGATAAGGCTTGCGAACAGGCCGAGCGGGATGCTAATGGAATTTCATGGGCAGTTGCTCATAAGAAAAACAATAAGAACTGGAAGGTCACAATCCCTGCTGACTTGTTCTTCAAACTACTTAGGGATGGAATTGATGGACTATGAAAACTGGACTCTATAAAAATATTAACGATAAGAAAAAACGCATTGCCGCTGGTAGCGGTGAGAAGATGAGGAAGGTTGGCAGTAAAGGCGCACCTACTGCTAAAGCATTTAAACAATCAGCTAAAACTGCAAAGAAAAAATGACACTTAAAAGATGGTATTGGGACGAATGGCCCTACGGATTATAACAAGTTTAGCGAGTTTACAAAAAAATTATAATATATGGAAAAGAGATTCACGAAAGTAGTCAAGAACGCCAAGACTGGTAGGACTAAGACAGTCAAGTATGGTCAAAAAGGAGCTACGATTAGTCCGGGTTCGGCCAAAGGAAATTCGTATTGTGCGAG